TTGTTATCATCAACAGCATCCAACAGCACATCACCTGAAAAGTTTAAACTTTTAAGCTGTGCTATTACTTCTGCTAATTGACTAGATTGTGTATTGGCCATTGTAGTTTAGTTGCTATTTTTATGTTTTTCTTCTTCCTTTTTAAGATGTGAAACTAGCATTGAAATGTATATCTCCCTCTCCCACGGTATCATCATATCCAATTCACTTAATGAGTATTTGTGGTGCTGCATTAGTGCAAAGTTAGTTTGGAAATAATTAACCAATGATTCATGTGAGAGGGCTAATCGAAAAAAGCTTGGGTGCCAGACAATTCAAGTTGGTTATCATGGCCGCAGCCTTTGCATTTAAATTCAACTGTTTGTTTAAGTGACGGTGCAGCTGCAATGAATGATTCAATCTTTTGCATTTGTGAACGGTTAAGACTGTTGATAAAAGTAATCAGTTCAGCTTTTGAGGAATTTTCGGCAGGATATACTTTCTCTGCATCAAAGATACTTTCAATACTTGCAATAACAACATCATTGATAAGATCACTTTGGCTCTTTTTATTATCAGTCAATGCATTCATATCTCTAACCCGGATGTAACGCATATTGACACCGACAACATCGGTAATCATAATTGTCTTTGATACGCTGTCATCAAATTTTACAGCCACCTCATCAAGGTTAATTTCAACTGGATTTTGTACTTCACACGAGCTGCACTTGATATTAACATGACTAATCTCTCCAACGCTTTTGCTGCGCAACTTAAGGAAAATGTATTCAAGGTCAAATGTTGTCAACATATTTACTTCAACCTTTTCAAATGTACATGCGCGAATAATATCTTTCATTGCGCCTAACATTTCGCGAGAATCTTGTGACTCTTGAGCCATAAGCAAGATCTTTTCTTCCTTTACGAGAAAGGGACGATATTCAATAACCTTCTTTGTGGAAGGAATTTCAACTGTATACTTTGGTGATTCTAGGATTGGTAATGCCATAATTTAATTTATAATGTAGTTTTGTGAAAATATATTTTAGCTATTCTTGTGAAGGGTGTGTTCTTATTGTAATTTTATCAACATATTACGATGGCGTAAATTTTTTGGATGACCATGTATTGTATGTAAAAACCACAGTTAATTTTTGAATACTATTATCTGCATCATTACTCAATTCAATAGAATTGACACCCACAGGCCATGCGTTAGGAAGTGTAACTTCATATATTATTTGGTCAGCTTCATTTAACTGCTGCAATAAAATTGTTTTTGCAAATGTATTTGTATAATTAGCTAGGTATGTAACTGGATTTATTATGCTAACTAACCATTTGTCAAAAAGATCTTTAACATAATAATCATTTGTTAGATAAAATACGCATGTAACATCTTCATCGGTATATCCTGTTGGTACTTTATTTTCATTGCGCCATACAGAGAAATCTGTACTTAAAATTTGTCGGCCGGGTAATGTACAACTTTCGCAGAGCAATGTTAAATCTTTGCCATCTTCTCCGTTAATAGGATTTGATATTACAACTTGAAAGCGATTACCACGTGATAATCCGGCACGTCGTTTAATGATACTTTGTAAGTCTTGAATTGATGACATGGTTAAAATTGTTTAAGAGATTCTTTCCATACGCCAGTCTTATCATTACCAACAAATTTCCATGTTGGTAAACATACAGCAATTTCCCAATCCGTAGATGGTACTTCCACAGGCACACTGCGCAAGTGAGAGAAAAGATAGTGTTTAAAACACGGTGCAAAGTATTTGAGACTAGCTGCACTGCTCAACATATTGTATGTTAGTTTAAACTTTGTGGTTTCATCATACTTATTGTTGTTAGTAAATGACAACAACTTGTCAAAGAATAGAGCACGCAGTTTATTGGGCAAGTAATGTAAATTGAGACCATAGAATCCGCCTTTGGCTTTACCTACCATAATGATGAGCGGGAAGCGGTCATAGTATGGCAATTCTTCTTTACCTTTTGGATCATAAAAGAACATAAACATACGCCCAGGCAATGGACGATGCATTGGGTTAAGCGCTTGATCTTTAAGTAGTTTCTTACGATCTATATTGCTTAACCCTTTTAACTTGTCAAAGAACCAAGCACGGCTCTGCTTGGTTCGTGCAGCTATACCACTAGCTGATAGCTGATCATGATACTTCTCAAATGAAAACCCGGTTCTTGGAGTTGGACTATTGGTTGCCATATGCGCAAGTATATTTATACGCTCATGTTAGCAGCTTTATGCCCATACCGCGGATTGTCTCCTCTGTCCAAATCTCAAATTTCCAGCCACGTTGCTTAGCATATTCATTAGCACTTTCCCACTTGCTCATATTCTTTACATACTTTAGTACTTCGGTGAGATAACCTTTGCTCTTACTAGCTCTTTTCTTTGGCTCAAGAGTTTCTTTTTTTGGCTTAATCTCAATGAGATATGTGTCACCATTGCTAAATGTAATTTTAAGATCAACAAAGTATCGATGTACACGGTTATCAGTCTTGCAACGATATGGAACAACCACCTCTTCGCTACTCCATCGCAATATTGCATCGTTATCATCACAAAACCGAAAAACCTGTCTCTCCCAAAGACTACGATACTCTATGCGACGGAAATCGCCTTCATACTTCCCTATATTCTTAGGATTAAATTTGCCACGGTAAGCCATATAAATAGTTATAGTATTTATATGGCTATTCCCACTCCCACCGTTTCTCCTGCTGAATTGGTTTATCCTCATGAAATGAGGAATAACGATCTTGGTCATAGGCCAATGGTTAGATTTTCAACATTTGGCAACCAATTTAATTCTACTGTTAGCATATGCATGCCAATTCCAATGAATATATCATTTACTGATGCTGCTACATATAATGATGCAGAACTTGGATTTGCAGGTGGAGCTGGTATGGCTGCGGCAAGATCTGGTCTAGGGAGTGGAGGAACAGATATTTCCGCTGGTGTAAGTGCCGGCCTAGGAGCAATTGCTGGCGGCATACCAAAAAGCCTTGGTAATTTAGCTCAAGGATTAACTGAAAATTTTGGTAAAGCTGATGATAAAGCTAAAGCCGCAGTAAGTATTGGAGTAGGTGCTACTCTTAATAAAAATATCACAACACAATTTACTGGTACTGGCACTCGTCGTTTTTCGTTTCAATTTAAATTTATTTCCACCAGTAATGATGAATCAAATACAATAAATGCTATTTCAAAAGCATTCCGTGCTGGATTGTATCCAAAGGGCAATGCATATCAATTGCAATATCCGCCTACATGGAAAATTCAATTTGTTGATGGACTGAAGGGACTGGATATACCATATCTTCCAAAGATATTTGAGTGCTATTTGGAAAGTATGGCTACAAATTATAACAGTATAGCAAATATGTTTAGAGTTGATGGTAGTCCATTGGACAGCGAAATTACATTAACATTCATTGAATCTCGTGCTCTTACTAAAGATGATATTGTGTATCTTGAGGATAATCCTTATGAAAAGAGCCATTTCCTTGCAGCATACAATGTTCCTAGCGCAACACCTGATATAAATGGTGATGCAGCAAGTCCCACTGCACCGGTAACAACCGCAAAAAAAGTTTAATCATATGGCTACCAACTTCTTTTCGCAGTTCCCATCATTAGCATATGACATTGACGGTGAAGGCTCTTATGTTAAATTAACAGATATATCACGCACCGCTGATATAACAACATTTAATGAAGATAAAGTTTCTTACTATACATACTATGAAGTAAATGATGGTGACCGTCCAGATACTGTATCACAATTATTGTATGGAACGCCTGAATATTATTGGAGCCTTTTTGTATTAAATGATTCCCTAAAAGCTGGATTAAATAATGCATGGCCTCTCAGCAATCTAGATTTTGAAGCTATGATTGCAAATGAATATGATAAGTATAGTGCTTTAACAATAAGTCCAGTATTGCAATCGGCCAACGATATTCAACAGCAACACAGCGATTTTTCGGTAATCCCTTTGAATGAAACATACTTGCCGTATCTTCGCTTAGCATCACCCGAGACAGGATTGTTGGCCAACATAGCTTTTTATGATCGACGTCTATTACAACTTGTCATATATGATGTAAAGCCATCTAATGCTGGATCATATCCTAATGCAACTTCACTTGACCTGCGCAATGCGTTTTTAAGTAGCAATGAATATATTATTCAATGGATTAACCCGTATAATTCATTAACTGAAACCGTTTTGTATAATGCATGCCAATCATTAAAAGCACAATGGGTTGATCTTGTTGCACTTACTTTTGAGACAGCCGATGTTTCTAATTATAGCAGTGTAGCAAATGGTTCACTTACTAAAGAGCAATATGTTTTTAACAAAAGATATATGTGCCCATCGGTTGAATATTCATGGCCTTATTATAGAAATGCTGCATACCAATACTATACAACTGATAGTGAAGATGTAATCAATTATGAAAATGCATATGATGTAATCATGGCAGTTATTGGTGGGACACAAATTTTTTCTACTAGCATAAGCTACTATGAAAAAGAACAGCTTGAGAATGATGGCAAAAGAAAGATAAAAGTAGTTCGTCCAGATAAAATACGTGATTTTTCCAGAACATATTTTACTGTTTTAAATTCATAAGATATGGATGCTAACATACAAAACGGCCCATTAGCAAGAAATACCCCAAAAGGTGTAGGGGTAAATGGTAATGTCGCGCTTATACCATCAGCCTATACTGTTAAGGCTTTAAGCATGCAAAATTCAAAAGGTAAAACTCTTGATATACAAAGTATGATTACTGGTTTTACAATAACAGAAGAACTTTTTTCTCCAGTTATTGTTTTCAATGCGCGCATACGTGACACAATCAATTTCTTTGAAGATTTTGCAATTAGCGGCCAAGAAATTATCAATGTAAAATTGCAAAAGGTTGATGTGGCCAAACAAAAAAGTGATCCATCAAATATCACACAACGCGATGTTGAAATAAACTTTATAGTAAAAGAATATCCTAACTATGAAAAGACCGCAACCAATATTGGTACACAAGAATATAATCTAATTGCTGTTAGTGATTATGGATATTTAAGTATGCTTAAACGCATTAGCCGTAGCGTTAAAGGAAATGTTGCTGACAATATTCAAAAGATTTTTCAAAATGATTTGAATGTAACTAAAGTTATAACGCGTGGAATGTGCAGCACTGCATTTGATGGTGTCATAACAATTCAGAGCCCGCTAAAAGCAGTTGAATGGTTAAGAACAAAAGCCTATGATGTAAATGGTGCTCCTTTCTTTGTGTATAATACAATATCTTCTGGTGTTGTACTTATTAGTTCATTGACTAAGATAATAAAAGGCCCATTATATTCAACATATCGCTATCATCAGTTTTTAAAAAATACCGCGGAAACTGCAGAATCATACAGTGAATCAATGAGTAAGATTCTTAATATGCGAAGCAATATAAAATTGGATAAACTTAAACAAGCAACTGAAGGCGGCTTTGCAAATCGCACTGATGTTACAGATTATGCTAAGAAAAGTTTCATTAGTAAGATATTTGACTATAGTAAAGATGATACGGTTGCAAAAAATCGCTTGATTGAAAATACATCATATGGGCAAGCAATGAATTTCTTTTTAAAAGGAAAGACGAGCCCAATGCAAAACCTAACAAATAGTCCTGATGCTAGTCGTAGTTTATTATCAGTAAATAGCGGTGCAAATAGTAACGGTGCTCCCAATTCAAGCGGGCCTCTATTGGAAAATATAGGCCGTGCAAAATCATACTTAGCAAATCTTGGAAGTATGAACCATGAAATTGAAGTATATGGTGACTTCCGATTAAATCCTGGCCGTAAAATTAAAATAGAGGTTCCTAAGAGTAGTGATCCTACAGAATATAATACAAATATCAATAAGTCTAACACTGAAGAACTCGACAAATCCATGAGCGGCGAATACATTATAGCTATAGCGGTTCATTCATTTAAAGAAGGTGTGTATACTTCACGTTTAAAAATAGTTAAAGATAGCGCGTAATGAATATTAGCAATTGGTTTACTGCGGTAGTTGAAGATGTAAGTGATCCTTTACAACAAGGGCGTGTACGTGTACGCTGCCTTGGTTATCATACAGACAATACAACAGATTTGCCTAAAGAAGACTTACCTTGGGCTACATGCATTATGCCAGTGACTAGTCCATGCGTAAGTGGAATTGGTCAAAGCGCAACTGGACTGGTTCCTGGTTCATGGGTATTTGGCTTCTTTAGAGATGGATTAGAATTACAAGATCCTGTTGTAACTGGTAGCATACCAAGTGCGGTTGGTTATGATAATGGTTTAGGTACTATTGGGCAAGGATTTGGTGATCCGCATGGAGTATTTCCATATAGAGCTGGCAGTGATACTCCGGTTGGCGCAGGAATTAATTCTGGAATTAGTGCTGGCTATGCAGTCCAAGCTAGCGGTGCACAAAATTTTGGAGGAAGCGCAGTGGGTACTGGTAGCCAATGCTCAACACTTGAAAATGCACAAACACCCATTGTAGTAAATAGCGCAGCTAAGACAAAAATTATTCAGGCTGCTCAAAGTAAAGTAGGCAATACACGCGAAACATCACAAAACCAAGGGCCTGGTATAGCTGAGCTGTGGACAGCAACTGATTATTCGGATGGGTACAATGCAAGAGCACCATGGTGCGCAGCTTTTGTAAGTTGGTGTGTGAAACAGAGTGGTGTATTTAGCGAAGCAGACCGTCCAAAAAGTGCAAGTGCATTTAAAGGCGGTGGTTATGAAGCATGGGCACGCAGCAAAAGCAGTGCGGTTAAATTGACAACCAATCCGTCTAAAGTGTATGCCGGCGATCTTGTTATATTTTCATTTAGTCATATTGGTATAGCTACAAGTGATAGTGATTCTAACGGTAAATTTAATACCATTGAAGGAAATACAAATGCTGCCGGCAGTCGTGAAGGAAACGGTTGTTATGCAAAGACACGCAGTTTATCTGCTGTTCGTAGTACTTGTACCATAATTGCTTAATAAATACAATTATGGCAAATAATGAATCATGGAGTAATTCGTTACCAACCGATGGTGCGGTGTATCCATTTAATAACGTTACTCAAACACGCGCTGGCCATGTTTTTGAAGTGGATGATACTCTTGGCCACGAGCGTTTGCTAAGACAGCATAAGAGCGGTACACGCGAAGAGATTAACACTACTGGTGACCGAACCATTACCGTGTATGGTAATGGTTATAAAGTGATTCATGGCGAAGACAACATTACTGTTGAAGGCCATGTTAACATCACGGTTCTAGGTAATTGCAATACTATTGTGAATGGCAATTATAATCTTGAAATTAATGGCGACTATAATGAAACCATAAAAGGAACACGCCGTACTAAAGTAGGAGGTCAATGCTTAATGGAAATTGCCGATGAATATGCAATGAATATTGGTGGTGGGAGTAAAGTAACCGTGCATGATAACAATTCATTAAACGTAGGAGGGAACAATTCATTGTATATTACGGGAACAAATAAAACCGATGTGTATAGCACAAACACAAGTACAGTTCATGGCACAAATTTGACAACCGTCTTAGGGAAAAATACCTCAACGACAACTGGTACATTAGTTGTAGTTGCAAAAAATATAGATGTTGCCTCGTCTGGCACAACAACCGTTAACGCAAAAGGAATAGGTATAACTTCAAGCGCAGGAGCAACATATTCTTCAAAGAGCAGTACAAGTATCAAAGGCAAAGGTATAAATGTATTATCGAGCGGAGCTGATGCAATCATTAAGGGAAGTAATATCAAACTAAACTAATTTTATGGCATCAGCTACAATTTCTGACATTAAGGTAAATTCAACTAGTATTGGATTCATCGCTGGCACAACAAGCGGGTATAATGTAGCAATACCCATTACATCTACTTCAGTAACCGTAACAACTACTTACGGAACCGGTTCAAGTACACTTATTACGCTGGTTGGCGGTGGTGTTACAACTAATGTTACTACAGCATCTCCTAATACTACAACCATAAGTAATTTAACAATTGGCGCTAATACAATTACGGTCCAAGGAGCAACATACACGTATACTATTACGGTTACGCGCGGGCCTTTACTTTCAAATTTAACGGTTAGCAACGGAACATTAAGCCCAGCTTTTAATAGTACTATTGCTAACTATACTCTAAGTGTACCCAATTCTATAAGTAGTATAACAATAACGCCAAGTAGTACAAGTACCATTTATGTTAACGGCACAGTTGTATCTAGTGGTGTTGCCAGTGGGAATATAGCATTAACAGTTGGTTCGGCAAATGTAATTAGTATATTAGTTGATACATACGCATATAGTATAACAGTTACACGTGCATCAAGTAGTGCATTATCGGCATTAACTGGTTTAACATTAAGCCCAATCTTTTCTGGTTCAACCACAGCATATACTGCTACGGTATCTAATGCTACAACCTCGGTATCAGTTACTCCTACCGCAGTTGATTCAACGGCGACTATTACAGTAAATGGTATTGCGGTAACTAGCGGATCAAGCAGCGGCTCTATATCATTATTGCCAGGAGCCAATACAATTAACATAGCCGTTACTTCACAGGATCGAGCTGTTACAAATTATGCGATAACTGTCACACGCACTCCTTTAACTGTTTCTACACTATCAAGTTTAGTTTTAAGTCAAGGCTCCTTAAGTCCAACTTTTTTAAGTGGTACTACATCTTACTCTGCTAGTGTAGCATATGAATACTCTTCAGTAACAATAACTCCAACAGTAACCAACTCTAGTGCTACTGTAAAAGTAAACGGATTGGCTGTAACAAGCGGAAGTGCAAGCTCCCCAATACTTTTATTGGTAGGAAATACTAATGTCATTACTGTTCTTGTTACCGCACAAGATAACAGCACAACAACATATACTGTTACTGTTACTCGCCTAACCGCTTCTAGTGTATCAACCTTGTCAAATTTAACGATTAGCGACGGAAGTTTAACTCCTTCATTTGTTAGCAGCACCACATCATACAGTGTTTCTGTTCCAACCGAAATTACAACATTAAGCATAACACCAACAAGTACCAACAGCAAGGCAAAGATTGATGTTGAAGGCAGTGATGTTGTATCTGCAGCTACAAGCTTGCCAATCAATATTTTAATAGGATCCAATGTATTGGTAGTTACATGCACAGCTGAAGATGGAATTAGTATATCAACATATACTCTAGTTGTAACGCGCGCTGATTTTTCTGATAGTGTTCCAACAATACAATCAAAATCTCTTGCATTGGGAGGTGCCGTATCTGATGTTTCTATCCTTGGTAATTTTAGTGTCAATGATTTGCAGCTTGTTAATCAAGTTCAAAGTTTAGCAGATTGCACCAAGAATTTACCACATCGCTTGATGGAAATGGCAATAAAGAAAGTTGAGGATATACTTCTCAACAATCCTACGGCCACCACAATCTTAACGCAATTGGATGCATTGTCTAAACAGTATGATGCTATCAAAAAGATTAGTGATGATTTGGTAAGTCTTGCAAAGATTAAACCAGAAACGCTCATTGAAGCATTGATTGCGGCCAAAGGATTAACAGGTATAGCATTAGTAAATAAGACCAATGATATACTAAATAATTTTGGCAGCGTCTCTGGCATATCGGATCTTCTTAATAATTTAAACAATCTTGATGTTTGCAAAACCACAAATTATTTACCTGGAGGAGCTGCGGTTCCTAATCCAACAAATATACCATTAGGAACTCCTCCGCCAGCTGTAGAAGGAGTGGCAGCTCCAGTAGCAAATGCTGCATATGATCCTAAGCCTAAGGATGAGTATGATGCGTTTATTTTCCAATTAAAAGAACATCTAAATAAAGATCCTCAAAAGGTGGCCGCATTGGTTGGCACAGATTTGGAAAATTATATACGTATGCTAGCAGTATTAAATACTCTTGCATATTCATACCATGATAACATTAGTCGAACAACCGATGATAGTAAAGATGCTGAATATAAAGCAACATATCTTACATTGGTTACTGATGAATT